TGTGAGAAGAGGTTCCCTGAGCCTTCCCCTAGCCCTTTTGGAGGGTTTCCAGGAGCCGGTATTAATATGGGCTCTATTAGATGAATGAAAAAACCTTAGATGATTTTAGAAAACATGTAGAATCGGAGTACCCTAAAGAAGCCTGTGGGTTTATTATAGGGGTAGGCAAGAAAGAGAAGTACTTCCCCGCAAAAAATATAGCAGAATTTGCGGAAGAGTACTTTATAATAGATCCAGTAAGTTATGCGGATGCAGAAGATACAGGAGTTATTATAGGGATTTGTCATTCTCACCCTAACGAAACTTGCGAGCCTTCCGAAGCAGATAAAGTTTCCTGTGAAACCTCTAATAAGCCTTGGCATATTCTAAGCTGGCCAGGTAACAGATTGTATAGTTGGGAGCCCTCAGGGTATGAAGCACCAATAGTAGGCAGACAATTTAGTTATGGAACTTTAGATTGTTGTACATTAATTAGAGATTATTACAAAAAAGAGCTAAATATCGATTTTGAATGTTTCAGTGGTCAAGACGGCTGGTGGGATAAAGGTGAGAACCGATATTTAGAAAACTATGAAGAGCAGGGTTTTGTTAAGATACTTGATGAAAATAACATTAGAAAATATGATGTCTTTTTAATAAAATTAGTTTCATCTGTACCAAACCATGCCGCAGTTTTTATTGGAAACGATAAAATTTTACATCATGTATACGGTAGACTATCCAATAGAGAACTATATGGGGGATATTGGAGAAAACATACCACGCACCATTTAAGGCACAAATCATTATGTTGAAGAGAGTAATACTTTACGGAGAATTAGCAGAGAAATACGGTAAGGAGTGGTCCTTAGATATAGACTCGCCTGCAGAGGCTTTGAGAGCACTTGACGTTAATAATGTAGGATTTAGACAATTTGTTGCTTCTTCGGGGGAACGAGGTGTTGGGTATAAAGTAATAGTAGGAAATTCTTATATTGAGGACTATTCTGAGCTATGGCATCCTTCGGGCCGCCAAGAAATCAAAGTAATACCTGTAGTATTAGGAGCAGGTAGAAACAATAAAGGTATAGGTATGATTATTGTAGGTGTTTTAATCATCGCTGGTTTTTATCAATACGGGGCAAACTACCTAGCAAGTGGCGGAGGAGAAGCTATGGGTATTGGTAATACAATAAGCGTTGGTGTGCAGCAAGCGGGTGTTGCTGGGACAATGGGTATGCAGTTAGCAGGATCATTAATACTAGGAGGTATAGCCTCTTTGTTGGCACCAACTCCTGAACTTCCAGAAGGGGATAAGCCTACAAATTATGGGTTTGACGGAGCAGCTAATACAGCTAGACAAGGTTATGCTATTCCAGTAGCTTACGGGCAAATATTAATAGGGGGAACTGTTATAAGTGCAGGACTTTCCCCAGAGGATTATGATCCAGAGGAAACAGCATGAGTAATACAGATTGGATTAGAGGTGCGGGCGGCTCTGGTCCAGATGCACCGCATGAGGATGACGATACATTATTTTCAGACTCTAAAGCAAGCGTTATTGACCTAATATCAGAAGGTGAGATAATAGGGTTATTAAATGCTCAAAAGTCTATTTACCTAAATGAAACTCCCTTACAAGACTCTGCAGGTAATAGTAATTTTGAGGATGTATCCTACCAAACTAGACCAGGTACTAACTCTCAGGATAGTATACCAGGGTTTGTAGGAACAGAAAATGCAGTTGATGTTGGTGTTAAAGTAACTAAAGATGCCCCTGGAGCCATAATTAGAACATTTGCATCTACTACAGTAGATGCAGTAAGAGTTATTCTAGCATCCCCCGCTCTTTTAGATGCAGATAATGATAATGGAGACTTGCACGGTTCTACTGTATCCTTCAAAATATACAGACAGAGAAATAATAATGGTACTTGGATAGAGCATGTATCAGATTCTTTTACAGGAAAGACATCAGCAAAATATGAAAGAGCATATAGACTAGACATACCCCCGGAGTGGAAAGATACTGGGATTACTTCTATATCTATTAAAGTAGAAAGGATTAGCGAGGACTCTACTTCTACAAAAGTACAAAATCTGCTATTTTTTAGTTCTTATACTAAAATTATAGATAATAAATTAAGGTATCCTAATAGCGCTATAATAGCTTCGCAGTTTGATGCTAGACAGTTTACTTCTATACCTAATAGAGCATATGAAATAAAAGGAGTAAAGATAAGAGTTCCTAGTAACTATACTCCTTACGATCCGGGGCATTGCACTTTATCGGGTTATAGACGTAAAGATAGATGTTTGGATGCGGGAGGAGAATGGGCTCAAGGAACTTGCTCAAATAGTACTTATACTGATAAAACAGCTTGTGAACTTCCTGCTAATGGTTCTAATACTTGGACAAGCGCTGGTCTGAGTGGCGAAGATACTCTATATTCAGGATCTTGGGATGGTACATTTGATATTGCATGGACTTGTAACCCTGCTTGGATTTTATACGACTTATGTACTGATGAAAGATACGGACTAGGTAAGTGGCTTTCTGCCAGTCAAATGAATAAGTGGTCTTTATATGAAATTGGAAAGTATTGTGATGCCGTAGATAATGATGGAAAGTTTGTTGGAGTTGATGATGGATGGGGTAATAAAGAAGCACGATTTTCTTGTAATATGTATTTACAAGGAAGGGAGGAAGCTTTCAAAGTACTAAATGATATAGCCTCAATTTTCCGAGGTATGATATATTGGGAACAAGGACAAATTAGCGCTGTACAAGATGCACCTAAAGATCCGGTTATGAATTTTTCTGATGCTAATGTTATTAATGGCACATTCACTTATGAAGGAACTTCTAGGAAACAAAGACATAACGTAGCGCATGTTACTTGGAACAACCCAGAGGATTTTTATAGACAAAATGTTGAGTATGTAGAGGATGCTCCAGGTATACTTGCTGCCAATAACCAGATTTTTTCTACAGATATAGTTGCTGTAGGTTGTACTTCGCAGGGACAGGCTCGTAGGGTAGGCAAGTGGATTTTATATACTGAAAGATACGAAACTGAAGTTGTAACCTTTTCAACAGGTATGGAAGGTGCAGCAATTAGGCCTGGAGACCTTATTAAGGTAGCCGATTCTCATAAAGCGGGTGTTCGTTATGGAGGTAGAATTGCGTCAGGTAGTACAGATACTATTATTAAATTAGATTCTCCTACTTCTGTTACTGCACATAAAGATTATGAGTTATCTGTAATTAATACAGAAGAGGCTTGTATACGTGCAGGTGTTAAACAATCCATTAGTGCTTTATCATGTAGTAATCCTTTATATAGTACAGAAGATACTTGTTTACAATCATTAGGAACTTGTTCCGGAGGTATTGCTACAGGATCTGAAGACTATGATGCCTGTATATGTATAGTAGATGCTATTTGGACTCCTACTAATAATTGGACTAGTCCACAATCTATATGTTTAAATGCACACATAGATAATGAATGGAAGCCTTACGTGTGGGTAGAAACACAAGATGTTGAACACGTATCCACATCCACTCTAGTAACAGAACTTACAGTAGACGCAGCATTCGAGAATACTCCTACCGCTAATCATATGTGGATATTAGAGGAGATGGGGACTGTAGAGGCCCAAGACTTTAGAATATTAATGACCAGGGAGAGTGGGCCTAATATAGTTGAAGTTTCAGCATTGAAGTATCATGGGGCGAAGTATGACCTAATAGAAAAGGACATAGCTTTCTCCTCCAAGTCTACTAGTAGTTTACCTAATCCTAGTGATCCAATACCGGCCCCTTCTAATTTATCTATTAAGGAGGAATTATACATTGATTCAATGAGTAATGTTAAAAATAGAGCGGAATTTTCTTGGGAGGCTCCAAAAACTACAGGTACCTCAACTACTTACCCATATGTTGCATCGTACTATGTTGAATGGAGAAGAACATCTCCTATTACAAACTGGATTTCTATGGGTGAAACTTCGGCACAAAGTGTTATTATTGATGATGCTCCAGCAGGTACGCTAGAGTTTCGAGTTAAGACAAGGAGGATTTTCTAATGCTATACTCACCTTTTGTCAGCTTAACCGCTGAGGTATACGGTAAATTAACTCCACCTTCAGATGTACTTAACTTTAATATGACAGCGCGTATAGATTTAGCAGAGTTAAAATGGGATAGAGTAACAGATCTAGATGTAATTACTGGAGGTACTTATTGGATACGTCATACTAGTAACACAACGGGTGTTACATGGGCAGGCTCTTCCGATATTACAAAAACTGTACCCGGCACTTTAGATTCTTATTCAGTACCTCTATTATCGGGTTCCTACCTCATTAAAGCTCTAGATTCTTCCGGTAATGAGTCGAGTACAGCTGCTATAGTAATTTCTAATGTTGCAGATCTATTATCGTTAAATGCAGTAAAGCTGGTTACACAAGATCCTAGCTTTGGTTATGGTACATCAGGTACAGGTATTAACGACCTAAGAAATAACAATATTACCTATCTTCCCGCCGATGCTGCAATAAAAATTACAGACACTAGTATAGGGGTTGGATACTACTACTTTACAGATAAAAAAATTGATTTAGGAGCGGTATATACTAGTAGAGTTACTAGTGCTTATGCAAGTACTGGATACGCGGAAGCTAATCTATTTGATGATGCTTCAGGTAACTTTGATGCTAGATCTGGGACGTTCGATGGTACTGATATATCAGGAACTAACGCCTCCTTGGAAATAAGAACTAATCTATTAGACCCTACTATTCCATTCGTTAATTGCTCAAATAGTGATTATACTGATAAAACAGCTTGTGAACTTCCTGCTAATGGTTCTAATACTTGGACTGAAAACCCTGACTGGTCATCTTGGGGTACTTTCTTTGTAGGAGATTATATTGCGTGGGGTATAGAATTCCGTGCTAAATTAGTAACAGAGGATGCTTCTAATAATGTACAGATAAATAAATTAGCCGTAACAATAGATATGCCAGATACAACTAAGAGAGATATTGGAATACCTACTGATTATGGTACTAATAATGGTACTAAAGAAATTGTGTACCCTACCCCTTTTCAGGCCTCTCCTAATGTGGCTATAACTTTACAAGGAGCAGTTTCTGGGGATTATTATACTATAGTAGATGATGATAACGCAGGATTTACTATAACTTTTTTTAACAGTAGCGATATTGCTACACAAAAAACATTTAATTGGACTAGCATAGGATACTAATATGGCACTACATGACTACAACATTTCTAATCAAACTTTCCCACTAACTAGGACTGATATTAACAGCGCACTAGGAGCAATTTTATCCAGTAATAGTGATCAAAACCCCCCGTCTTTACCTAATTTCGCGCCAGTGGCAGGAACGCTTTGGTACGATACTAATAATAATATACTTAAAGTATACGATGGCTCATCATATACAGATATTAAAGCAGGTGTGATCAAAACCACAGATTTAGAGGCCATATGTGTCACTACAGCTAAAATTGCTTCTAATGCTGTTAATGCTGATAAATTAAATGTATCAGGTAACGGTACTACTACTCAATTTTTAAGATCTGATGGAGACGGTTCATTTACTTGGGCTACCCCTACTGATAATGATACTACTTATGGTGCAGGAACTGGTATTAAAGCTGCAGATTTGACTGGAGGCACTCCTGTCATTTCACTATTAGCAGATTTAAGAGTTGGAATTACCCATATAGGTATTGACAATACTGACCATATAGCAATTAATGCCACAACAATAGATATGGTAATAGACAGTGGAACTCAAGTTCAAGTTAAAAGTGATGGGGATCTACACGTACTCGGTAGTGTAGTTGCGTATTATACTGCACCTTCAGATGAGCGATTAAAGACAGCTATCTCCACAGTAGAAGATGCACTAACTAAAGTTTCACAACTTAACGGAGTGGAGTTCACACGTAAGAATAGTGGTGAAAGGTCCGCAGGTGTAATTGCACAGGACGTTGAAAAAGTACTACCACAAGCTGTAACGGATAGAGCATTACCACTACATACAGGAACTGAGGAAGTTTTTAAAACTGTAGAATATGATGCCCTGCATTCACTATACATCGAAGCTATTAAAGAGCTTAAAGATATGGTGGAAGAACAGGCAGTACAGATAAAAGAGTTACAAGGTACATAAAAAATTTAACCCTTGACTTTTTTGTTGGATTTTGATATAATAACATATAAAGGAAGATCATTAAAATAATCTGGTGTATCCTTCCTAATCAGTTTGAAGCGCATGCGGCTATGAGCCGTACGTGCAAGGTTTTTTAATAAGGAATTTATTATGGCAGCAGGTACATACAATTTAAGTATTGAGCAGGGTTCTACCTGGGAGCTGACTTTAGAGGTAGATGCCACTGCTGGCACTGACTTAAATTTAGATGGATACTCTTTTGATGCAAAAATAGCAAAATCCCACTATGATGATAACCCTGTTAGTATCACTGCCAGCATAATTAATGCAGCGGAAGGTAAATTTAGATTATCGCTTTCTGCATCTGAAACCACGTTACTAGATTCTAGTTTTGAGTATTTATACACTGTGAATCTTGTAAAAACCAGTAATGGTAAAGTAACTCGTCTAATACAGGGAAGAGCAACTATTAGTGCGGGGTTATAGATATGGCAGTTATAGTAACAGTAACAGAAACTACAGGTAATGAAATAACGATTACTACTGATGAAGTAGTAATAACAACGAATTCGATAGCAGTAGGGGACGCAGGAGATATTATCTTTACTCCAGTGGGAACCATTACAGCTACAAATATACAGGATGCATTGCATCAAGTAGCGGACCAAAAGTTCGTACAATCCGCAGCACCTGCTGCAACCGATACAAATCTCCAGGAAGGAGATTTGTGGTATAACACAACCGATAATAAACTTATGGTTTATAG